AGTAACTATCTGTGTTGTGTTTCCACCTTCTATATATTGATTAGTTAAACTATTACCTTGTTTATCGACTAACCGATTTCCGGATAATAATTGGTATTCTAATTCATCCCCGATGCTAGATTCGATGTTTAAAAGTTGCTTGCCAGTTTTGTGTAGATCTGACATTTTTAATCCAAGTTGGCGAGCTTTAACAACTGCTAACTCTAAATTACCCGGCATTTTTGAATATTGTAACTGAAAATCTGCTGACAATTCAGATATATCTGATATACTATCACGGAACACGCCAGTTAATCCGGTTGACTTTTCTATCTGATCCGCAATCGATTGTTGTAATACTATTTGTTCAGTACTAGAATTACCCGCAGATGCAGCGAATGCAGCATATTTATTTGCCTGATCACCTGTTAATTTTAGATTTGTTACTAAAATTTCCTGGGTCTTTAATAATGAAGTACCATATTTTCCAGATAGAAACTTTTCATTTGCAGCAAATCCACCAGTTAATCCTTTTAAATTAGATACATATGTGCGAAGATATTTTGAACCTCCTTGGAAACTACCAGCAATTTTATCTAAAGCTACATTTAAATTCTGAGCTTCTACTATGTTAATACCAAATGTCTTAGCCAAATCTGCAGATTCATTTTCAAACATTGCTGTTTGTTTTGCTGCGTCTCTAAATTTAAGTGCTAATGTTTCAGCTGATGTTGATAATAACCCTATGCCTAATACTGCTTGATTTGCTTGATTACCTACTGCCTCAATACCAGCCGCAGCGGCATCTATTCCTTTACCACCGGCATTTACTAAATCATCCCAAAAACCAGGCATACCTTGTTTAGGTTGTTGTTTTAGTTTTTGGATTATATGTGAGGGAGTCTTATTCATTTAGTATAAATATTTATCAATACGGTTTTCGGGGCAAATGTTTTGTCTGAGCATTTTTTGTTCGTGCTTGTATTTGTTCTTCATCCCGTTCTATTTTTTGTTGGAAAATTTTATTCATTTTTTTAACATAAAATTTACGCAAGAAAATAGGCATATGATAAATATCATCCCATGACCATCGACCTTCAGCATACCAAATCATATCGAATATATTTTCATGGAGTGGTACTCGGTCTTCTGGTTTAAAACCAAAAAAGGTCTGCTCCAATTGGAAACCTTGCAGTGAAGGCGCCTCCATCTTCACCTTCGAATTCATATTCAAAATTCAAACCAGGTGCATTTGATTCTACAAATTCTCGGAATCGTTTTGCTTCGCCAGCTAAAAATTCATAACGGATAAATTCCTCAATTCGTGTTGCTGAACGATCACCATCTACTTCACGAATAATTAATTTCAATAATTCAGAAACTGATGTTGATGTTATTGTGGTTGCATATCCGAATTTTAATTTTGTTCCGGATTTTAAATCGTATTCAAATTCGCCGTTGTCATCTGCAACTAATGTGAATGGTTTAGCTTGTATGTTTTTTAAGTCAACTACAGCATCTATTATTTTACCATCTGGGGCAGTTACCTGAACTGGATATTCAGAACCGTAAGATACTATGCGAGCATTAATAATAAGAGCATCTCGATCGGCTGATACGATGTCATGGAGATCAATATCTGACACAATGAGAGCTTCTAACAATTTATCAAAAATAACAGCTTCTCGCAAATATGTTGCATTTGTTAGAATATCTTCATCATATGCTGTCATGTAACGCATTTCAACTTGTCCGGATGCTAATGGATGTGATTTTGGATAAACTAATCCATTGCTTGGTAAATTTACAATGATGCTTGGAAGTTTACTTCTTTGTTGTTTGTCAAACCGTTGTTTAGCAATATTTACGATGTCTGTATTGCCTAATCTTGTTGTATTACTCATATTATATAACCTTTATTATAAATACCTAGAACACAAAAAATGGGAGCCGAAACTCCCATTATAATAATCGAATCGTATAGATTAGAAATTCAAGAATGCCCAATCGTAACGAAGTGTGAAATCTACTGTTTGAACATCATCAGCACTCCAATCAAAATCTCCAAATTTTGCATCGGTAATAAATGCACCTTTCAAGATCCATTCTTCAACTACTTCACCTAATGGTGATAATTGATGCAAACGTACTTCTTTTTTATAATATGAAGAATACCCATCTCTACCAGTTGCAGATTCATGATGTAAACGTACCCAATCCATAACTGCCTGTGCTGCAGAAGGAACGATAGGATCATACAATGATACTGCTAATGTATCCCATTCTGATTTTCCTTTTACATAACGCTTAACATTGATATGATCTAATGCAACTTCACCATTTTTCATTGATGGTTTACCTGATGTTTTTATTAGATATGCAGGAATGCCGTCCAATTCCATGATGAACTGGTGTTTACGTTTCGGTTCCCATGAAAACGCAGCATCAAACATCTCATTTTCTGAAGCGTAAGCCAAGTTTTGGTTTATTTGGTCGAATAATGCCATTTTAATTGTCCTTATTTTTAATATAAATATTGCGGACATAAAAAAAGGTAGAACCGAAGTCCTACCTTTCCAAAAATTTATTTTATTTTTCTTATGCTCCTGGGAAACTAGCTCCGGTAGGTTGAATATTGAAATCTAAAATAATGAATTCAGCCGTACGAGTTGGTTGAAGGAATATTTGTCCGTAAAGGATATTCTGGTCAATCAAATCTGCTGTGTTATTGCTTTGATCCATAACAACACGGAATGCATACAATCCTTGTTTTGCACGTACTTGTTCCATATATGGATTAACAATGCTTAAGAATCTGTTACGAGTTGCGGTTGTATTTTGCTCAAATACTAAGTAACGAGTAGATGATGCAATAAACTTCTTAACTTCGATAAGCAAACGACGTACATTAACACGATCTAATGCACTTGGACGAGCTTGTAAGGTCTTTTGACCCCAAACCACGATGCCATCATTTAAGAAGTTAGCAATAGGGTTAACGCGAGCTTCATATAATGCATCACGATCTGATTGTGATAAGCGCTTATATGTATCAGATACAGCCGTTAGGCCACCTCTATTCAAACCTGCTGGTGCATACCATGGTGCGGTTACTGAATCATTGAATGCTAATACACCTGGAATCATTACTGATGCAGGAACCCATACTGGAATATTTTTTGCTGGATTAGTTGTACGAACCCATGGCCAATATGTTGCTGTATAATTGCTATCTAAATCTGTTACTTGTGAAGTTACCGTTGAAATAGTATCAGTTAATGCATTTGAATCCATTACATAGAATGTATCTTGACGATTTTCTGCTAATGAACGAGCCAATGATGTTACTGCTGGATGCAATGAATGAATGATACCTGGGGTAACTAATAAATTCATATCATAATAATCAGTGTTGCTTAACAATGTAAATGCTTTGTTATAAGCAACCGTACCAGTTGATGTTGATGTTGAACAATCAAAACCAAATGTATTTGATCCTGCAATGTTAGTTCCAGAATATTTTTTCAAATTTGGTTTAGCGCCATCAAATCCACCTTGGAATGGTACTATGAACTTACGAGTCGATAATGCAACATATGTTGATATTGTACCATTATTTAATACAGTTTCAATTGATCCTGAGTATGGAGCAGTTAAAGTTGGATATCCGGCATTAGCTGATTGTGATACATTTCCTAAATAGAAATCTGCATTTGTTGCAACAGTTGAACCAGAAGTCAACAATGGAGCTAAATAGTTCATGTTAGCTTGAGCCGTATAATCAAACCCGTGGAAGTTGTTTGAACTAAATACTGCACTCGAACCAGAACCAATAGTTTGTGATGTTACATATGATGCTGAAACAATGTTTGCAGATCCCGCCATTGGAATTGGAGAATACAATGCTCGGAAGCCAAATGGTATCAATGTTTTATCATTTGTCGCATTTGATACTGCATCTGTCACATCTACACGAATATATTTGGAGTTATTTGGATAATCTCCATTTACTAGCATGTTTCCGTTAGCATCAACCGTTTGGTAACGATCACCAATAACTCTCGCAATGTATTTTGGAGAAGTTGGATCAAGATTCACATTCAAGAATGTTTCAACACGATCTGGTGTTGCATCAGTGTCAGTTGATGAATATGGTGAATTTGCAATACCCGGTGTCAATGTATTTACGCGTCGTACCTCAACTGTAAATGTTCCGTACCCATTAGGGTCAGAAACTTCAGAAGCTGTTTTAATATCGCGGATACCTACCTTAACTTCGTGGTTTACAGATGTACCGTGAGACAATGTATAGAATCGAAATAAATCTTTTGCAACAGATCCAATTTTTTGTGATGTGATCCATGGCGTTGCTGCTGTTGAATAATCTTGCAACAATTCAAAGTTTGAAAGTTTAACCAAACTAACTGTTACATCACCAATATTATTAAATAATGACGTTGATTTATTTTCATATGCAACATATACTGGATAATCAATTGATTTTGGTGAGTTACCAAATACTTTACCTGTATACTTGTTGTTCGTGTCGACAACTGAACCTGAGATTGCAATACCTTCTAAAGTAAGGAAAGTACCATCTCCGCCGAAACCAATTGCATTATCAGCAGCTGCTGAATATGAACCTGACAATTTAATTGCATATGATCCTGAGCCAGCACTTGTTAATGTTGAATCTTCAAACAATGCTGTTGTACCATCAGTTGTTACTGCTTGAGTTGGATGTAAAACTTGCATCACTGAAGATACAGATGCAGATGTAGCAACGATTGCTAAGGCACCATTAGTTAATTTATACCCGTCTTCATACAATAAACGTGTTACTGTAATTACATTTCCATAACGCAAATAATCTTGTACTACATATGGAACGTAAGAATCATCAGTGAATCCACCGAATGTTGCTTCAAATTCTCCATATGATGTTATTTGCGTAGGAATAAGTGCAGGACCTTTTACTGTCGGTCCTACGATTGCTGCACCAATTTGTGCAACGCCACCAGCTAAAAACGATTGATCTACTTCATTCGTAAATACGCCTGGTGAAACTATTCTTTCTGCCATTTAAACTCCTATGATTTTGTTTTATATAAATATAGTATTATTGATCCAAACCAGAATCCGGAGTAAATGTGCCGTCAACTAAATTGATTTGACCTTCACCATAACGATCACGCATCTTGTCCATTAACTCTGATTCTTGTTCTCGCAATGATTCAAATTGATTTAGTAGTCGTTTTTGTTCTTCTTCTAATTTTTTTGCACGGGCATCGACAAATGATTTATCAATTACAATTGTACCTAAAGCACTAGCATTCTGTGCAAATAATTCTCGAAGATTTTGAATTTCGTCAACGTGTTCTTTATCTAATTTTTTTATCATAAGAATTAGTTGATTGGTGTGATTTCGCCAGTAACTGGATGAATACTTGATTTACCGTATTTATCGAATACTTCTTT